TTAAAATTAGGGGAAATACCGAAATGCGATGTGTTCGAAGCACACAATTTTATGTTGCAGAAACATTTCATGATAGGCGGACACATTTTAGAAACGAACATGCCTTTTCACATACATCAATGTGTTGTTAATGAAGCGGAAGCTACGGCAAGACAATTGGCCTGTCAAATTAAAGCGTTGAAAGCGGTCGTAGATGATATGGAAAAATGGTTCGATAATAATTGGTTCATGGATTTTAAAAATAATTTTGAGGAGCGAGAATTGTTAACAATACAAGAATGGTTAGAAAGATATAGTGGATCTCAGAAGAAAAATTATGAAGATGCTATCATAGATTATGAAGAAGGTATGAGGGTTATACCAAGCTGGATGAGAATGCACGTAAAAATAGATGAAAAATTATTTATGGTTATGATGGGTGAAATTTTTAAAATGAAAGCTAGAAACGTAACGGCACAGCATGATGTAAACAAAATATTAATGGGTGCTATAATTGAATCAATTACCGGTTGTATTAAGAAATTTGATGAAGGTTATGGTAGTGGACTAAATTTTGAACAAAGGGGAAAGAAGTTCACTAAATGGTGGAAGAAGTTACATAACCCAATGATTTTGTGTTTGGATGGTTCAGCGTTTGACTCAACACAAAATATTGATATATTGAATGTTATAGATAAAAAGATTTACGATTACGTTTGGTCAAATTTCATAAGTTGTGTAGATGATATATTTGATCACGATGATGTAAGGAAAGTTTTAACTGATTACACACAACAAGTTAAAAGTAAATTCTTTGCTTATTATATTAATGGAACTCAAGCTACAGGAAAAATGAACACCAGCTGCGGCAACACCGTTAGAGCATTAGTTTATATAAGATATGCTTCATATAAAGCCAATTTAATAGAAAAGATAGATTTTTACGTTGAAGCTACGGGTGATGATACGATAGTTTTTATAGAAATGGCCTTCGTCAATATGCTGGAGAAATCGTTATTTGAGAATGTCTACACTACATCAAACTATGATCAAGATGTCACACATGGTTTGGGTCAGATTTGTAGGTTTATTGAGAAACATCATCGTATAACTGGTGTAGAGTATATTAGTTGTATATTGATCTGTGATGCTGACGAAAATATAACAATGGTGAGGAAGATAGATAGATTTTTTCAATTAACACCATTCACCATTAATAATAAATGTTTAGGTAAGAAACAGTTAGAAAGAAATAAAGGCTTATCAAGAGGAGATGCATTGAGTTTATTAGCATGGTGTCATGACATAGAAATTTTTAAACTTTACGCAAAAACACTGTTGAGAATTGTAGGTGATGGATACCATTTGAACGACAGTGAATATCATGCACATGTTATTAAACATGATAGTAGGAATTTGAAATTGAATAAAGAATATATGAAATACCTCAATTATAAATTTGGAGTTACAAATGAGGATTATAAAGAATATGTTAAAGTTATGAATTCAATTACAAATATATATGATAGAAAAAGTTGTACACTAATAGACAAAATAATGGGTGTTCACGAACATGGTACAACCTTAAATTTAATGCATTACGTTGATCAATAAATCAACTATTTTAAAAACATTGGCAGTGCACTCTGCCTAAACAAAAGTGTCCCTCTCATAAACTGTGGGTTAACAGTTTGTACATACTAGTGTTTAGTGTATATATTAATTAAATGGGCGAATATACAAAATTTTTAAATGAATGATAAAGAAAAGAAACAAATTAAACGAGTTAAGAAAAATGTTAAAAGACTCGCCAAAAAGATTAAGCGTAAGAGAAAACCAAAGAAACCTAGAACAAAAAGAGTTAGAGTGGATAATATGTATAAATCAGGACTTAACGCAGTTGCACTTAGAGACGCCAAAAACTCAAAACAGTCACTGCGAAACGTGCAAATGTTTCGAAAATATTCTAGAAACCAGTATTTGTTTGGATTGATACATCCAGAAGAAGCAGTTAAAAGACAAATACCATTAAAACTCCCAAGCGATTTACCAATACCAACATCATCTATAGGGTTTCACGAACAATATCAATTAAGCACGGGTTCAGCTGGAACATTTTTATTAAGTTGGAGACCAAATTTTCTAGGTACTACAGTAAGCTTAACTAATATTAGTTGTAATGACTTTTCAAGATTAACATTTAATAATTCATCGTTATTAACAGGTTTAACTTTAACTACAGGTAATAGTTTCATTTCAGGTACTTATATACCTGCTGTCGATCTACAAAGATATAGGTTAGTTTCTGCTATCATTAAAGTACAATATAATGGTTCAATTTTGAGTCAAGCAGGAACGTTTTTGAGTTGTATAACTTTCGACAGTACGAGAATAGCTATAGGCAGCACTACAAATCCTGTGAATACATTATCAGACAGTCTTATGGATAGATTTGGAAATTTCTCTTTAATAGCTAATGGTTTGTGGAATCAAACAGTCGATGTTACTACACATGGATCAGGTTTACAAGGATTATACGTACCAATGGATCCTCTAGATGTTGCATTTGATAGAATTAACGCTTATTATGGTAATACACCAAGTTCAAATGGATTGTTAAATTCTATGCCAGAAGGTGCACCACAAACTTATGTGTTTTGCGGAAGAAATTTGCCAGTGAATAGTAGCTGCATTTTAATCGATGTTTATTATAATTTTGAAGTTATTGCAGATCCTTCAGTTGCTCCTATATTAAGATCATCATCCAATGATGTACCAAGCAAGAAGGAAGGGAGAGAAGCAGGCGATGTTATGAGTGAAATCTTTCAAGATATCGGATTTATGAATGTTATACCAAATGAAAAATCTACAGATTCATTGTTTGACAAATTCTTGGAAGTCGGACTGAAAGCAATACCAAATGTTATATCAGCCTTTTTATAAATATATGAATGTAAATATTAATTAATTAATATAAGCTCTGGT